TTCCTAGTAGTTTAGAAGGTTAGTGTGCCTGAGCACAGTTGCATTGTACACATATTTTTAATGTCTGACACTATTTTGCAAAAATTTTTTATTTTTTAATATTTTTTTACGCAGCCTGTTTACTTCATTGCAGACGGTGTACAATGCACATGTGGCAACACACTAACCCTCTAAATCTCTTAACTTCTGTATTCACAAAGGACATCAAAATGGCACACGAAATCGACACATCCAAAGGCTTTGCAGCAATGGCCTATATCGGCAGCGCCCCATGGCACGGCCTAGGTCAGGTCATGGCCAAAGGCGCCAGCATCGAGCAATGGCAAACCGCGGCCGGTATGGACTTCTCCATTCAGGAAACCCCTGTGTATTACAAGTCTCACGAGGACAATGTATATGCCATGGACAAAGTGGCAGGCAAGAAGGTCTTGGTCCGCTCTGACACACGGAAGGCCCTTGCCGTCGTAAGCAAGAAGTATCAGGTAGTTCAACCCCAGGAAGTCCTAGAGTTTTACCGTGACCTCACGGCTAAAGCAGGGTTTGACATGGAAACGGCCGGCGTGCTTCGGGGTGGTACAAAGTACTGGGCATTGGCTAGCATGGGCCAAGAGGCCAAGGTGCTTGATGACACCATTAAAGGCTATTTATTACTAGGCACTGCATGTGATGGCAGCATGGCAACGACGGCAATGTTCACCTCGGTCCGTGTAGTATGCAATAACACGCTAGGTTTTGCAATGCAGGAAGCTGAAGGCAAGACCAAGCATGTGGTACGCGTTAGTCATCGGTCCGTGTTTGATGAGGCTGCGGTTAAAACACAACTCGGTATTGCCGCCACTTCATGGGATAGTTTCATACGGTCGGTAGAGACCTGGTCCTCAGTAGGTGTTAATAGTGACCAAGCCAAGCAGTATTTTGATAGCATTGCTTCTTATCAGACCACGGATGGTGATGTAGTGGTAAGCAAGAAAACGACAGAGAGGCTTATGGCTTTGTTCAATGGGCAAGGCAAGGGCAGCGAGCTCTCATCAGCTAAGGGGACAGTCTGGGGATTGGTCAATGCGGTAACTGAGTTTGTAGACCATCACCGTGGTCGTACATCCGATGTTCGTATTGACCGTGCATGGTTTGGTGATGGCCAAGCCATTAAGCTTACAGCAACTGCCTTAGCCGATGATCTAGTTGCAGCAATATAATCGAAAAAAAGGCCCTTGGCGGTAACCTAGGGCCTTTAAAGACAACTGCTAAAGGAAATACGCTATGTCAATGGGATTCGCATCTCATATAACACAACCGCCTCAATTATACGACACATTTCTTAAGAATAGACAGTTCACGGACCAAGACAGCCAAATACTTGGTCTTGAATTGCTTGACAAAGACACGACCAAGGTATTGCTTGGCCACACCAATGAGTGGTCAATCAAAATACCGTACTTTGACGTAGATGGCAAAGATACAGGGTTTGTTCGCGTTAGGCTGTTAGTGCCTAAGACTAAGATGAAGTATTCGCAGGCAAGAGCCAGCGGCTCACACATTTACTTTTCACCCACTGTTAGTTGGCGCCCTATACTTATCAATGTTGACATACCGCTGATCATCACCGAGGGCGAATTTAAAGCATGGGCCATTACCAAGGCAATACAAGCCGAGGGACTGGTCCATTCTTGTATTGGCTTGGCAGGTGTGACTAGTTGGACAAGCAAGAGTGGCACGCACCTACACCCTGATCTAATGCAGTTCATGTGGCAAAAGAAAACCAGCTTTGACACCAAGCATCGGCAAGTTTTCATTGTCTTTGACTATGACGGAGCCAAAGAAGACGGTGAGCCAAATGAGCAGGTTGCTTTAGCTGAGACTAAGCTAGCCATTACGCTTCGTGGCCTCGGGGCTGAAGTGCATTTGTGCCGTGTAGGGCGGTTTGGCCCAGGTAAGGGCAAGAAGTTTGCCATTGACGACCACCTACAGGCTAATTGCAGTCTTGGCAGCGTATTGGCTAGCACGTCGGTCATTATGAACGGCATTGACACGTTGGATGTAAAGCTGCATGAGTTTAGCACTAAGTATGCATTGTTTAATGGCGATGTGATTCGAATTGATGATGGTCACATCATGCCGTTTCATAAAGCAAAGATTGATAGTGCTCAGCATATTTTCATGCAGACCACTATGGTTCCGGGGCGTGCCAACCAGCCGCCAAGACCAGTCACACGAGAGATCACATTGCTTGAGGAGTACAAGAAATGGCGCAAACGGTGCGACATTCGCAAAGTTGGTGTGTTTCCGCACTATCAAGGGCTGAAGATCACGCCTGAGGGTTGCTATAACTACTTAAGTACTTGGAGCCATGAGCCTATTGTCGGTGATGCTCAGCTATATTTAAACTTTTGCGGCTATTTCTTTCGTGATGAGCCGGCATTTGCTGAGTACTGGCATGACTGGGTTGCCAATGTTGTGCAATTTCCGCATAGACGGAATAACACAACTCCGCAGTTCGTGTCTAGTGTTGAAGGCATTGGCAAGTCGGCCGTTGCCGAGTTTATAGCCGAGATGCTTGGCCTCGGTGAGAATGCACCAGCCATCATCATCGGACCGGATGAGCTGTTTGGCAACTTTAACGGCATTTTTAAGAACAAGATTCTAATTGTGATTAATGAGCCAAGCAGTGACCGCGAAGACCACTCAGCTCAGCTTAAGAGCATGATCACAGGCAAGGAGATTGCCATCAACAACAAATACGGGGCACAGTACAACATTGAAAACTTCATGAACTTCATATTCACTAGCAATAAGCCGTATATCACTAAGATGGGCAACAATGCTAGGCGTGAAGCCATCTACAAGCCAACCAGCCTGACTAATGACGAGACGCACCCATTGGTCGTAAACTTAATGGCCTGGGCACGGTCTGAGCAAGGCTTTGGCAAGGCGCTTAACTGGTACTACAACCGAGACATCAGTCAGTTTGACCCATCAAAACCTGCCCCAGATACTAAGTACAAACAAACGGCAATACAAGCGGCAAGAAGCCCAATGGAAGCATTTGCCAAAGATCTATCCGACTGGACTATAGAAAATCTGGACGGATTGGCGGCATTTACTACTGCGCACCTTGAGCTGCTATGCGAGAGATGGGGCCATGAGTCAAGGCCAAGAGCCCAGTATATTAAGAAAGCGTTACTAAACTATGCCGACGTTGAGTCAACATCCACCTCGATTGGTGGCAAAACGGCTAGACTAACTTTGGTCAAAATTACAAAACACAAAGGCAAAACTATAGATCTGACTAAACATGGCGCTATGACAGGGCTAGCAAGTGCTACAGACTTGGCTGTTAGAGGTGAAATTGAGCATAGCTAACCAAAGTTACGGTCAAAGTTACTTATAAATTACGTTAAAAGAGCTTGATAAACCATTGATTTGTATAGTGTATTTAGTCTATTATTACAATATTACATTATTACTTATAGAGAGTATAGTATAAATATAGAGTATATATATGCACATCGTATATACACTCTTTTGAACATGTAATTTTGTAATTTGTAATTTTGACCTGTTTAGTGTGCGGTCTAGCCAGAAGTAGTACAATCTTGACATGACTACACTTGTTAAGAAACCCGTAGGTCGTCCGTCTAAATACGATCCTTCATATTGCGATCAAGCAGTAGAGTGGGGCAGACAAGGCTATAGTCGTGAGATGATCGCAGCCGAGCTTGACGTTGCTTGGACTACGCTTGTAGGCTGGACTGAAACAAACCCAGATTTTCAAACGGCCTTAGAAAAAGCTAAGACATTAGAGATGGCGTTCTTTGAAAAAGTGGCGCTTAATCACATGATTGAGAAGCCTCAGGGCGATCGTTTAAACTCAGCGCTGTGGTCTCGGTCCATGGCAGCTCGGTTCCCTACTAAGTATCGCGAAAACTCTAAGCTTGAAGTCACTGGTAAGAATGACGGTGCCGTTCAAGTTGACGTTATGCATGACTTTGCGCAATCATTGATGGACGACTTGTTGGCGTCAAGGCAAAACGACGGCAAGAACGCTTAACGAAAGGGCTAACATGGCTAAACCACCGGGCTTATGGGCAAACATACATGCAAAGCAAGATCGCATAAAAGCCGGATCTGGCGAACGCATGCGCAAGCCGGGCGCCAAAGGCGCACCGACAGCTAAAGACCTTAGAGTGTCTGCTAAGCCGGCTAAGAAGAGTGCTAAATCCGACAATCGCTGAACAGTTTGCCGAGCGCATTAAGGCTGGGCCTAACTTAAACTTAGCATCGCCTGAATGGAAAGCGGCGCTTAAAGCTCGCACCAAGTGGCTATTACACCAAGCAAGTCCGCACCAAATTACGCCTAAGGGCGATTGGTGGACTATTTGGCTATTGCTGGCAGGCCGTGGTGCTGGTAAGACAAGATGCGCCGCTGAGTGGCTATGGTGGGAAGCTTGGACACAGCCAAAGACGCGCTGGTTGATCTCGGCGCCAACATCCGGCGATGTGCGCGATGTGTGTATTGAGGGTGATTCAGGGCTGATGAATGTTATTCCTGAACAGCTTGTTGATAACTACAATAAGTCACAGCATGAGATCACTTTAGTCAATGGGTCAATACTTAAAGGCATTGCCGCATCTGAGCCCGAACGTTTTCGTGGCCCACAGTTTCACGGCGGCTGGTGCGATGAGCTAGCAGCTTGGCACTATCTTGACGAAGCATGGGACATGTTGCAATTTGGCATGCGTCTTGGCAAACGGCCTAAGATCATTTGCACCACAACGCCTAAGCCAAAGCCTTTGATCATTGACCTTGTCAACCGCGACGGGCAAGACGTTATCTACAAAACAGCCACTACGTTTGACAACCTTCAAAACTTGGCGCCTACTTTTAAACAACAGATACTGCAATATGAAGGCACTACACTTGGGCGGCAAGAGATCTATGCCGAGATTATTGATCCCGAAGAATCCGGCATTGTTAAACGCGCATGGTTCAACTTGTGGCCCAATGACAAGCCGTTGCCAAGATTCGAGTACGTTGTGCAGTCTTATGATTGCGCCACCAGCGACAAGACAAAGAACGACCCAACTGCCTGCACTGTTTGGGGCATCTTTAAGCCAAGCCCTGACAAAAAGATGGCTGTAATGCTCATTGATTGTTGGGAAGAGTACATGCAGTACCCAGACCTTCGGCCTCGAGTCATTGAAGAAGCCTCGTCCATCTACGGCGATGACAACGAGTTTGGCAGCGGCAAGAAGGTTGACCTGATTCTGATTGAGGACAAGTCCGCGGGCATAAGCCTAATACAAGACTTACAGCGTGCAGGACTACCTGTCAGAAGCTACAACCCAGGAATGGCGGACAAGATGATGCGGCTTAATATAGTATCGCCGATCATTCAAAAAGGGCGTGTCTATGTGCCTGAGTCGACCAAGAACGAGGGCATGGCAAGAGACTGGGCCGAGATACTGATAGCTCAGATCTGTGCATTTCCTGAAGTGCGCCATGATGACTTGGTAGACTCGACCACACAAGCCTTGCGTATTTTGCGCGATCTTGGATTCTTGAACATCGATCCGGAGTATGATCCTGACGACTCGTATGACGATGATCGACCTAAGAGGGTGAACCCATATGGCGTATGACGCACTAGGCAACTATGTACCAGACTCACCAAATGCTAGTATCGATGATATGCGGTACTATTTGGCTCGGCACCCAGCACCGGCGCAACAGTCAGTAGTAGCTCAAGCAGCGCCTGAAAAGCGACCGCTTGATAAAGCGACCGACATGTTCAAGCAAATGGCGCTTGACTTTAACCCACTAATGATGATGCGCACATTGACCGATGCGCCAAAGATTGTGTCTAATACTCTGGCTGCACCATTGGCTAGCATGTGGTCAGTGCCGTTCCAAGGAATGCAAAACAAAGGCGCTGAGTTTCTACATCGGTTAACAGGTGATGAGCAGTCGGCGCAAGAAGCCGCAGCTCGTAATACAAATATTCAACCGTCTAACTTTCAATTGCCACTACAGTCTACGACTGGTCAAATGGCGCAAGAAGGATTAGTTAAAGCATTCGACGAGTCTAAGCTTGCCGGAGCAATTGGTATGCCTAGGATTCCGAGCCGTGGGTTTACGCCAAACGACTTACGTGTTGCGGCGGCCAATGCACAGCGCATAGGCAAGCAAGTTAAAGAGCTGCCAACCGACATTGCCAATGCACGAGCAGGCATCACAAAGATTGATCCAGTAACAGGGCAAAGTACGTTTGGTGCAAAAGTCCAACCGGTCGTAGATGCGCCTGTAAAAGCAGGCATGAAGGCAGAGCGTGCGCTTGATCCTATTGTGCAAGACATCATGAATCGCGGTGGCTACTCAGCGGATGTACTAGCTGCAATGGCAGGCCAACCGTCGTATGCAGTTCGCAAACCCGGTGGCATAGTGCCTAGACCTGAAGTGCCGGATACCGTGGATAGAGTAGACATTAGGTCCAGTCCGCTATCGGCGTTAATTTCTGAAATTAGAGTTCTATCTGACGAGCCTACTGTCGGTGAAGTAACTCAAGCATACAAAGAAGCACTAATTACATCGGATGAGCAAGCAAATCAGTTTCAAGAGTTGAAAAACAAGAAGCTAGAAGAAGAGTTTCCGACACTTGACAAAGAGGACAGGACTAGAGCATTAGCAATTAAGTACAGTAAGGTAAGTGCTAGCAGTCAATGGGAACGTAATTTGCTTAATGAGTTTATAGCTCAGCAAAACGATCCCAACTTACCGACGATGGAAGAGTTTGCCAATCGTGTAGACAAAGCTCACAACTGGCTTGAAGGCCCATTTGCTCGTGACTTTACGCAATATGCAGGCACAAATGAGAACCCAAGCCTTGCTCTTGCCGCGCAAGGGCATACGTTTATAGACCCAGAAAAGCTATACAAAGCTGCTGAAGAGCAGGACCTTGACACTACGATTGGTCAGCGTAGAGAAGCTGCAGGCTTTAGCTCCTTGGGGCAGTTTCAACCTCAGATTATGGACCTACGTGATAAACGTAATGCTCTTGACACTAACTATCAAAGCCGGTTAAATGCACAACAAGATGAGTACTTGCGGCTACAATCTGCAGGTATTCCGGACCCATATCAAGACCCTGAGTTGGCCAAGTTTAAAGCAGCAAATGAAAAGATTGGTAAAAAGATTGCCGACATGGACAAGCAAATTAGTAATTTAAAGACCGGACGATCGTATGAAACTTTGTCCGATGCATCCGTCATTGGTCGCCCTGCAAATTTAGCATTCGGCGCTATTGATGCAAGTGAGCAACAGTTCTATCCAAGTTTAGAGCGCACGGCAAGAGAGACGCCAGACCAAACAGTGTACTCAATGTATAGAGGGCCTGCACTAGAGCTAGGCATGAAAAAGCTCGGCAAGGATTACGTTAATGACATACTTACAGGCAAAGTAGATCCGGCAAACACGTCTATTCCGGCATACATTAAGCGCACATCAGAAGTCCGCATTAAAGCCAAAGAAGCTAAAAAAGCAGCGCTTGAAGAACGTAAGTCGAACGTGCTGACCGCGTTAAAAGACCAGTTAGTGAATACGCCTAGCAAGGCATATGGCAATGCTATAGCAATCGTAATTGACGACAGTTTGCCGCCTGAAACAATACAAAAGCTGTTAAGCGCGGACTGTGAAGTGCTGGATCATTGCATAGGCGACGTAGGTGGTACACTTGTAGGCACTAAGAACCTAATTAAGAACCCCAATGTTAAGCGTTCAACCCAGACTTTGTATGACTTGGCAACAGGTCAGCCGACGCGTTACGATGCGCGCCCAACATCATATATGAAGTCAGCTGCAAGAGGTGAGGACAAGTACATAAGCTTGCGAACTGCTGACAAAGGCATACCTGAAGCTACTATTCAGTTTTCAAACCCTCATCTTGATGTAAGCGGTAAGAAAACATACACACTTGGTTATGTAAGCGGATTTCACAACGGCACGATCGATCCGACATACCGCAATGCGCTAAGAGACGTGCTTAATGACCATGCTGATGAGATTCGTGATAGCGGTGATAGAGCTGAAAACAGTGGTGTGTATGACAAAGACAACGTGCAAGGCAGAAATCTAACAACACGTGATAACTGGACAGCAGTTAAAGACAGCTTGCCACGGTTCTTTACCAAAGAAGATCTTAAAGCTGAAGTTGCTAAGATTCAGCAACCGGCTACACAAGCACCAATTAGAGTAATACAAGATGGCATAGAAACGGCATTTGAGAGGGCAATAGTTGCTGCGGGTGAAGAGCCTAATGACCCAAGTCTATACCGCGAAGTCGAAGCTAGACTTAGTCGGGCGTATGCGGACTGGGCTGCACAATTCCCTGACAATGTTTTTGCGCAAGATCCACTTAGAGCAGTAACGCATCTTGTAGACCGTCTTGATAACATGTCAACTTATGTGCCTGTTGAACTTAGAGGTGCATTTGCCGAGGCTCGTGATAACGTAACTGCTGTTTTACAAGGAATGCAGGTGCCACAACGACAAGCGGCACAGCCGCCAAGGCAAGTCGATGTGAATGCATTGCTTAATGATGTAAACACGGCAATGGACAATGCGATTACTTTTGCAATAAATGATGATCCGAACATGGCAGTATCTACTGCAACAAGCATTAACATGGGTGTTCGAAGAACGGTTGACGTTTGGAGAAATGAGCAATCAGTTGGTGAGTTTTCGACTGACCCGATAAGGCACCTTGACCGACTTATGTCTCGTGCAGCGTTTTTAGCAGGCAACCCTGGCTCGCTTGGGTTCGCGCGTGATGCATATGCAAACTTGCTTGATGAACTTACAGCAGTACGTGATTCATATGCACCACAAGCACAAGCACCTGCACCACAAGCACCTGCGCCACAAGCACCTGCGCCACAAGCACCTGCACGAGATCGAACGATGGGATTATGGTTAGCTGATGAGATGAGGCGTATTGCCGTAGCTGATGGTCTTGATGCATCTAGCGGCGTATGGGAAGTAGTAGGGCCAATCATGCGCATATATGATATAGATACTCAGCCGCAACAATTTGCTAATAGTCTTGTGGGCGCTGCAACGTTAGCACAAAATGCCCTTGTTGAAGAAAATCTAAATGCATTGGCAGACCGTATTAGAGAAGAAGTGAATAATAGGGCACCACAAGCACAAGCACAAGCACAAGCACAAGCACAAGCACAAGCACAAGCACAAGCACAAGCACAAGC